AAGAATGTTGTCACGCTTCTTTTTCAGCGCATCACTTGCAATCTTTTTATTGATAGCAAGCTGCTGATCTAAAAGCAATTTAATATTATACATGTATCACTCCTAAACTGTCGATAATGCTATGCCGTCATTAGCATCGATGCGCCATACAAACGCACCGCCCACTTGAGACGATACCATTCGAACATGTTCCCCAGCTTCGCCGAGAATCATAGTATTATTACCAGCAAGATTAAATGCCGTTGCTACTGTGATAGTTACATCACCTACATAAACATCAGTCGTAATATCAATAATCACACCGGCAGCGGCGGGAGTTGCCATAGTTCGCGTTTCTGCACCTGCCGATGTGATCGCCATGTTGCCCGATTCTGCGATAGGGATTGCACCCGCATCACCCGGATCTGCAATAACGCCTTGATACGCCTGCCCTTCAAGCACAGTAATAGACGCTTCATTAGCATCAATGTCTGCATTGATTTGTCCAAGTGTTGTGTTCGGGAAGCCGTTGCTAATTTCTTGCTGTTTATTTAATAGATCGATAAAAGCCATTTTCTGAATCCTCTTTTAAGAAAGGGGCTGTGAAGCCCCGATCATTATTAGCCGTTTGTGATAAGGAATGCCATTGGAACATTCTTACGCTCAACAACGCGATCCCATGTTGTAGCAAGTGCTAATTCAGCAAGCGTGTAACTTGTTGCCGCCGGAGCTGTGTCTACTGCGAAACCGGAAGGATGTAAAAGCCAAGTTTTACGAGTCCAGATAGTTTCTACACCAGCGCCTTCGCCTTGTGCTTCTTCTCGCTCAATCGCAACGGGCGTAATTGGCATACCGTCGCCGTAACCGAACGCACCTTGGCCATAAAGTACCGAAGTATAAAATGGAGCTGCATCACCGGGACCAGCACCAGCGGCAGGTATAACCGGAAGGCCGTCATCAACAATAACTCGATTGCCAAGATAAGTTGGGATAGTCATTTTGCCTTCACTATCAGGAATGAAATCAATATCATCGTTATCAACCATGCGTTTATAAACTAATGAATGAACACCAATTGCTTGAATTGAATCAACTGCATCACCTAATGTAAACATCGCTGCAGTAAAATTTTGGCGAGTGAATACAGTTGTCGCGCTGATATCCGCATTCGTTGCGCCTGAAGCATCATACGTCATATCACCTGCATCATTCGCAACATTATCAGCAAGAATGCCATTACATGATTGAATTAAACGACGCTGCCATTGACGCGTCCAATACGTATCAATTCGGCTTCGGATTTGTTCCATAGCCTTTGCGCCCATAGCGAGTTCGGAAGCTAAGTCTGTAGCAGACCAGCCGTTATTGAGCATGGCTTTTTGTCCGATTTGTTCGCCCTGTACAATTTTTCCCGGCACAGCGACATCAGCTGGATCGTCGGTTGAAATATTTGGAGCATCATCCGGATCTAAATCATTCCAAAACGGAAGCTCAGGACGCTTGCCCGGCGCAGTTGCTAAGTTATTTAATAACGGTGATTGAGTGATGATTCCCGATTGATAAAACGCGGTTAATTCTGGCGTGTTAACACTCGGAAGATCTTGAAAGATGACGACATCAATGATGTCTGAAAGTTGTACTGTTGCCATGTTAAAAACCTCTTTGTGGCTGAGGCTTTTTAATTGAAGCACCCAGCAAAATAATTAAATATCTACTTGGGCGCTTCTCCCTGCCTAATCACGACGCTTCTTCGTTCATCGACATTTGTTATGTATTGATAATAGCTAACTATTTACTGAACGTCAAATGCCCGCATCATATTCTTTTTTAAGACGATTATATTCTTCTACATCATTGTCTCTGATTACTTTTAGCTCAGCACCGCTTAACTCAGAAAACTTTTTAGTATTTGTCCCGCCTTCGCCGCTGCCCGGGTTTCCGTTGCCGTTTGCGTTTGAGCCTTTGATGACCGGAGCAAGAAATTTTAAGTTACTGATTTCTGTTTTTAATTCATCTAATGTTAATGCCGAAATCTTTCCGCTCGCATCTAAGATTTTTAATTCTGCAACACCATTTACAATTTCAGTAGTTAATCGTAATTTAATATGAGGTAAGACTGCATCAACACAGCCATCAAGTGCAATTTCATTTGCTATTGCTGTTGCTGCTGCGCCGCTTGTCATTTTAGCGATAATACTATTTCGAGTATCAATTTCGCTTTGTTTTTCTCCAACCGCAGCGGTTAACTTGTTACCCCACGATGCTTCGAGTGTTTCAATATCACCGCTTTTCTTTGCAGCGTCATCGGTAGCAGCTTGAGCCGCTGTTTTTGCTACCAATTTTTCTTCAAGTAACGTGCTGTTATTTTCTGTTAAGCTTGTTACCGACGATGTTAGCGCTGCGATTTTTTCTACTGATGTGGCAATACTTGCTTTCAGTTTTTCTAGTTCTTTTTCTTCAATCTCGATCATGCTCATGATATTTTCCTATAATTATTTAAACGTTTGCTTTTTCAAATGCTATTGGCTCTAGCTTTCTCATTTCTTCAATAGTGTTACTAGTAAAGTTTTTTCCAATTTGTAATTCAGCAAAACGCTCAGCAGATATGCCACCATTTCTCAAAAGTTTCCCTCGTGTTGGGCCAACTATAGAATCTTGAACTTTAGCCGGTTGCGTTTTTAACCACGAATAATATCCTTGATTTGCTGGCGCTGTTTCAACTTTTCCAGTTTCCGGATCTCTAGCAAATCGAGTACCGCCTTCGTCTAGCATTGAAAATCTATCGTCTAATGCAGCTTCAGTATAATCCCGGCAATTTGTGTGGAGAGGCGGAATTATATCATCGCCTACTTTTCGGATTTTTCCTTCTTCGTCAATGCTTCGACATAAAGTTGTGGTTAAGCTATCTAATGTAGCTCTTATTCTGTATCCAACAACAACCTCTTCATTTTGCTCCCAAACAGATTGCCTTGCGGTATTTGCAGAATGAGCCAGTCCTGTTCTAACAACATTATTTAATTCTCTAGCGGATAACTCGAAAGCGCCACCCGCTGCCTGCATATCACGAATAAGTTGTGTGGTGGTAGTTCCGTTAGCAAATCCTAATCTTATAGCTCCGTTAACTCTTTTGATTGTACTTGCTGTCCAGTCTTCTGTCATCGTTGCCAATAACTGACCTTTGTATGGCCCAGCAGCTTGAATAGGCCGACTTAATACAGCTGCTTTTATTTGATTGTCCGAAGGCAAATCAAAATCATAGTTAACTAAAACATTATTTAGAGATTTAACTTCAAACTCAGCTTCAAACAATGCTAGCTCTGATACTTGCTTACTAAATAATTGATCAATCGGTGTGGCGGTATCTTTTATAGCTCCGGCGATAGCAGTTAATTTCTTTCTTAATCTACGTCGATTCCATTCTGTAATGTCTGAATTTAATTCAGCTAATACAGACTTTTCCATTTTCTTAAGCAAAGACTTGTATTCTTTTACTGCGCTATTCTTAAAGCCTTCGACATGTACAGCGTGGCGTGTGGCTTGGTCTGTTAGCTGTTTCGGTATTATTGGCATTAAACTGTAGAAATATCTATTTCTTCAATATAATCTTCTTTCGACTTCTCTTCGTCAAATATTCCTGCGTCTTTCATGTACTGAATATAATCTCCAACCGGAACCGCGCCAGTTACGAAGCCAACAATAATCTCTTTCATTTGTGCAGGCGTAGTATTTGGATCGATAAAGTCTTGATTAATGATATACGAAATATTATCAAAATCTGGATTAGCTTCCATGTATGATGCTGCCCAATGCAAAGCTCGAGTATATCCATCACTGACATTTGAAGTAGTAAGCGTTAAATGTGAATGCTGAGAAGACTTTTCGTTAGCAGATTGCTCCGCTGTTTTAGCTACGCCACCTGGTGTTATGTGCCAAGCGCCAATACTGATCATCATATCAACTTTATCAATCATAGCTTGGCGAACCATTGGATTTGGTGAAGGCGAAGCGAATCCAAAAGTTTCGCCAGTAGGTACGCCAATTAAAGTCTTTGCTCCGACATACATATTATTTGCTTTCATTAAAGCAATGTGATCTCGAGTAATACCACTCATCCAAGCTT